CGATTTCGAAAAACTGCGAAACGCATGCCCAGAGCGGCAAGCCTTTTGATTTCCGCCTCGAAGCCTTCAATAGTGCAGCTCATAGCCTTGAAGACTTCGCGGGATGTGCCCGAATCGATTTTTTTGGCGTGAGCCCTGCCAAACTTCTGAGCAAGAGATCCCGACAGCTTGATGGTTGTCATGCAGGTAATGGCGGCCACAATTTTCTCCTTCCATAAAAAAACCGCCTTTCGGCGGCCTTGTATTCATTTGCACTTCTGAATTGAGTCTCGCAAGGATCCCCGTCCAATTTGAGACCATGCGACCCGCTGATAGAGTTTTGCCACGCTCCCAGCTTTCGCATGGCTGATGTCCAGCACATCGTCTGTCTGCTGGGCAAATCCGTTGACCAGGCGGTAACCGGTGGTCGTCTCACTCATGCTGGCATTTGAGTTGTGCTCTTGCCATGCAGGGAAAACACAGAGCGCGAAGGCTTTCGGTGTTTTTGCAGAAGACACAGTAATTGCCGGCGCTTCAGACATGAGGTCAGAAGGCGATGAACACCCCGCCAACAGCGCTACCGCCAACGCTCCTACGATCAATTTCATCCAGGTCACTCCCGTGGGAAAGCTGCAAGATATCACTGGCGCCGGGCGAAATGAAAAAGCCCAGCGAGGTGCTGGGCTTCAGAAAATTTAGTTCAACGACTTAAAATCAAGCTGCGTGCGCTTCGATCCATTGATCTTTGCAATGCTGGAAGGTGCCGCCTTCATCGGGTTTCGCTCCAGCATCCACTTTCACAGGGCCGTAATTAGCATGGATATATGCCGAATACCACGCTCTCATCGCGATATCCGAAGCGCCAGGCACCGGTTCGCTGCCCTTTTTTTCCCAGTTCGCGATCGTTTGCACATCAACACGAAAAAGCGCTGCCGCTTCTTCCTGCACCAAATCCTGTTCTTTCCGTAGAAACCGGAATTGGTGCCCCGTCATGGGTTTTTTCTGCTTAACAATGTCCACTGCAATCGCGCGATGCAGACCTTCCACGTCCTGGATCTTCACACCCTTGCCATACGACGATTCAACGATCGTATAGCCATTTTTCAGGTAGATGCCCTCCAGGCCGCTCCCTGTATATTCGTACATTAATTCACCTCCCATACGGTGACGGCGAACACCTCGCCAGGATCAAGAACAGGCTTAACAGCCGCAACCACGCAGACGATATCCCTCGGCGGAGGCTCGCACATCCTGAACTCAAAGCTTTTATGTTCTGCGCTATACGTTGGACCTCGGATTATGGCCCCGCGTTGCAAGCACCTCAGCGCCTCACCTACCGTCACGCCCCGCTCCGCTAAACGCTGGAGGAAATGATCAGTCAAAACCACCTTTGAAGAGTCCCGCGCAAGCACGTGAACGAGATCCTCAAGCTGTCGTGGCGTCCACAACGGTGAAATAGTGCTCATATAAACCTATAATATTTATAGGTTGCGCAATACTAGTGCGCAACAACACATTGTCAATATTTGTGTAAGTCGACTCTCGAAGCGCAGTACAACAATGCCCACTTTTCGCGGTGTTCATCGATTTCTGCCTTTGTGCGATACGACGGACGGTTGTCTCCTCGAGGAGAATAGCCAAGATTTGCCACTTGTCCTCCTCACTCGGTGCGCGCTTTGCCGTGTCGCAAGATCAATCGCGTCCTTTCCAGCCATGGCCCACCGTAAACGATGACCTCCGATGGCCTGCCGTACAGGTGATGCAGCAGAAAGGGGCCGGGGCCAAATGTCGCGGCGTTCTCGCCGGGCAGCGCAGGATCGGCGCCGAGGAATATCCCGGCGTGGTTCGGGTAGACCGTGCGCCCCACTTCCATCACGATCATGTCACCGCGCTGCGGCTGATCGACCCGGAAGAACCCGGCGGCCTCGTAGTTCGCCTCGTATAGGCTGGCGTTGTCCTTGCTCTCCCACCAGCCGTCGGCGCGCTTGAAGGCTTCGAACTCCAACCCCCATTCGCGCTTGTACCAGTCTGCGCAGACCTGCCAGCAGTCCCAGGCGCCATGGACGAAAGGCCGCTTCAGCAGCGGCACCTCGCCGACCGGTGTGATGGTTCGCAGATCGCCCTCGGGCCAGCTCAGGATGTGCCATGGCAATGCAGTCGCTTCGCACATAGCGAGATCGCGCGGCGAAGGCCGGCTGGTGGCGTCCGGATGCGAATGAACTACGCCGATTACTTCGCCGATGTCTTCGGCTTGGGCGTACTCCTCCGGGTCGATGCGAAACTCCTCGTTCGGCTCGGTCGAAACGTTGCGGCACGGGTAATACTGCTGTTTGCGACCGATGCCCAGCAGCAGCCCGCAGCACTCTTTCGGGTACTCGGAAGCTGCATGCGCCTGGATCGCATTCAAAATGTGTTTACGCATATCAGCTCCGTGCGATCAGCGAGACGGCCGGGAAGCCGCCGAAAGGCAGCGGGTTGCCTTCGCCAAACCGCGGGATGCAACCCTTGCCCAGCGTAGCGTCGCATTCGTCCAGTTCTGGGTTGTCGGTGACTACGCCGTCCTTGGTCACGTACGGCCCGGTGTAGCCGCAGCTCGGCCCACGGTAACCACCGGTGAGGCACCAGTGACACAGCGTCGTGGCCTGCCGGCCAATGGACTCATTGCCGACGTCGCCCGGGCTGGCTAGCTCCCAACTGACGTTTTCCCCGTCCTCGTTCGTCTTCTGGTCGATGTACCAGACCTCGATCGTCTCTTGGGTTGGGTCTGCCGTTGGATTGCCGGCCGGGAAGTTCGCCGCATCGAGGTAGCTGCCGAGCGTGTGCCGCATCGTCAGTTTGAACTCGAGCAGATCCTCGAACGCGAGGCACAGCGCTGTGATCCGCCCATTGACGTTGCCCACCGATAAAGTTGGCCGCACGGCAGTGCCGTCGCCGTTCGCCTCGATGCCGTCGATCTGCATCGGCCAGGCGCCGTACTCGTTCCCCTGCCAGTAGATAGCCTTCGCGGGCAACTGATCAGCATTGGCGCCAGCGGCGATCAGCTCGGCCGCGGTGTACGGGATTGAATGCCCGTGAAAGCGCAAAACATCAGCACCATAGTCCGTACCGTCCAATTCAAAGAGCAGCACTTCGCTGCCAGGCTCAAGCACCTGGATATCACTGATCAGCGGCATGATTGCCCCTTATGGAAGAAAGGATTGGGTAAAGGTGGTGGTCAGGGTGTACCAGCCAGCGCCTTTCGGCGTGATCGACGGCGCAGTACCGCGATAGAAGGAAAGCTCCCCCAGCGGCGGCGTCCAGAAAAACGACTTGTGCCCCGCGTGACGATCAAGAAACGCCTTGATGTCCAGCGCGACAGCCTCCCGAACGACAAACGTCAGCGGCCAGGAGTCGACTCGATTATTCGGGCCATCCCCCACCACCTGTTCGTATCCATTGCCGAATTTGGATGATCGATTGCGGTATTCCGGCGTGCTGGTGGACTCGATCATCGGGCACCAGTCAAACGTTTCAACGGCCATTCACAAGCCTCCAGATTTGTCCGCCGGGTTGGGTTTCCTTGGCGATTTCCTGCTGGGCACCACGCCGCGCGACGTCCGCATAGGCTTGGCCAAGGGCCTGAGAATCCTGCTGCGACGCTCCACCGCCAGCACTCTCGACCTGAAACGACTGATTGATAACGACTTGACCGGTGGCTGCCGGCGCGGCCGATGCCCCGCCAGACAACCCAACATAACCACCGTCCGCATAACCCCGCTTGTTCAGCCGAACGAGGTAGTCCTTCATTCCAGGCTGATCGACCACCTCTTTGCGGATCACGACCTCGCCGCCATGCACGATGCCGGCAGGCTCGTACTTGCCGCCGGGGCCGGTGTAGCCGCCATCATCAAAACCATATTGCGCGGTGTAACCGGCGGCGGTACTGCCCATCGACGCCGGCGCGGCACCACCGCCAAAAGCACCACTAATGGCAGCTCCAGCAGCGCTACCGGCAATACTGGTGAAGACGTTGGAAGCAGCTGACTGGAAGGCCATCTTGGCCACCATCTTGGCGAAACTGGTTGCGACATCGCCGAAGGTTTTATCAGCACCAAACGCCCAATCTACGGCGGCATCTGTCAATCCGTCGTACAGCGACGTGAATGCCGACCTCGCCTGACCAGCAACGTCCCGGGCCTGGTTGAGGTAATTGTCAAACGCGGCTGAGGCGCCCAGCTGCCAGTCGCTGCGTGCAGCGTCTTCGTCCTCGTAGTACTTCGTCTGCATCGCCAGACGCTGGTCGAGCGCCGATTTGAGCGACTGCGTTTCCTTGTCGTACAGCTCAGTGCTGAACTGGTCCTTGTTGCTCTTGTTGTAGTCCGAGGTCAGCTTGTCCATCTGCGACTGGTAGGACTGCTGAATATTGCGCTGCTCCTGCAGGCGCTTGCGCTGCTCATCGCCCAAGCCGATGCCGGCCAGGTTGTTGTCCAGGCCCTGCTGCGCGCTGGAAAGCTGGCTTTTCAGGTTCTCATCGAACGCCGCGAGCTTGCGGCGGGTTTCCAGCCCCTTTTCGCGCAGTGTGTTCTCGGTTTCGAGCGCAGCATTGCGCTTGAGCTGGGCGGTGATCAGTTCCTGGTTGGCCAGCAACGACTGCTGTTCGGCGGTGAGGGTTTTCTTGCCCTTGATGTCGGCGAGCTGCTGCTCCCACTCGACCAGCTTTTTCGCATTGGCGCCGAGCGTCTGACTTGCGGCCGACTGGTCGCCGATCAGAGCGCTTTGCTGCTGAAGAACCGCATATTGCTGCTTCGCCTGGTCGAGCGCCTTTATGCCGGCGTCTTCCTGATATTTCGGCGTCTTGGCGGCCTTCGGGTCCTTGTATTTGTCGTTGATGGCAGCGATGTCTTTCGCTTGCTGCTCAGCGGAAATCAGCAGGGAATTGTCACCTTTGGCCTTGGCCTGAGTGACCCGACGTTCTACCAGCAGACGGTAATCCGCAAGCTCGCGCTCACGCTTTACAGAGTTGCTCTCGGTCTCCTTGCGCAGCTTGTCCAGCCGCACCTGATCCTCCAGCGCCTGCTGCTGTTGCTGCTGCTGGTACCCCTTCGATGCGGCGCGCCGATCCTGCTCAGCTTTGAGCACCAGTTTTTCGGTTTTCTCACGCTCGAGCGCTTCCGTGCGGAAGCTGTCATCTGGCGTCAGATTGCTGAATGGGTCGGCCGGCTTTCCTCTCGGGCTGCGTTTGCTGCGCAGGGCGGCACTGTCGGCGATCGCGTTGAGCTGCTCATCAAGCTTGGCGATCTGCTGATCGAGCGTTTCTTCGCGCCCGACGTTCAGCGCCGCATCCCAGGCGCCCTTGGCGGCGCTTTTCACCGCGCCCCAACTGGCCTCGAGGATGCCGAGGTTTTGCTTGATGGACGTTGAGGTACGGTTCAAACCGTCCTCATACGCCGCGGTGGCCGCCGTCGCCGCTTCCTGAGTTTTACCCTGCTCCTGCAACGACCGGATGTGTTCGTAGGTGGTGGCCGTCAGAAAATTCATCGACTCGTTGAGTTTCAGAATTTCGCCGGCGGGATCTTTGGCGATTTTTTCGAAGTTCTCGACCGTTTTGCTGGCCGCAACTCCGGTCGCCGATTCGAACTTGATAGCGGCTTCAGAAATCGACTCAAACGCCGCCACCGGAATTTTGGTGGACGCTGCCAGTTGCGCCAGCACTTCGGATGCTTTGCCGACGGTACCGCCAGTGCTCGACACCTGGCGAGCCATGGTTGCCAAGCTGCTGGCCGTGGTACCGGCAGTGTTCCCAGTCATCGCCAGCGAGGTGGTGAATGCGGTGGCTTCGTCGGAACCCTGCTTGTACGCCAGCGCCAGTACCGCAGCAGCTGCCGCCGCGACGGTGAACGGATTCACCAGCCCCAGCACGTACCCGCCCAGTGCCTTGGCAGCCGGGCCAACACCGCCGAACATATCCTTGAGCTGACCGCCCTGCTGCAGGAACACCGTCATCGGGTTCTGCCCGGCCTGCAACGACACGGCGATATCGGTGAACTGCGCAGGAACGCCGCGCAGGTTGGCAGCATACTGCTTGGCAGTCTGACCGTTCTTGGCCATGACTCGGTCGACCTTTTCAACCGAGTCGCGCTGTTCCTTCAGCTTGTTGAGGTACATCGTGAAGTCGGCATTATCCAGCCGACCAGCGGCGCGGTGCTTGCGCAGCTGCTCTTCCATTTTGTCGAGGCGACCGTAGGCCCCGATCACTGGGTCAATCTGGCCGACCAGCTTGTCGAGCTGGCCTGCCTGATAGGCCGCTTCCTTGGTGGCCGACTTCAATGCCCGCTGAGCACGGTCCATCCCCTTTTCAAAGCCGCCGGTGTTGGCAACCAGATCGACCGTTAGTTGGCCAAGCGAATCAACCGCCATAAATCACCTCTTGACCGACTGCAGCAGTGCCAACAGATCCTGCGGCGTAGCCTCTTTTGGCTCCGGCTTTTGGCCCCGATCGGGAAGGAAGTCATCAAACGTCGCCTTCCCGCCGTGCACGTTGTTGAGCAGCGTCGCCAGCATTGCGAAACCATGTTCGAGGCGGATGCCCAGATTCAGCGAGCCGGCCTTACGAGCGTATCGCATCCAGTTCATTGCCTCGACATAGGTCAGGTTTTGTTTGGCTTCCGCGATCGTGCGGCCGCCGATCCCCGCGAGGACGAGCTCGTGCCAGAACTCCTCCTCGGGGTCGATTTTTTTTCTAAGGCGCCCTCTTTCACCTGGTTGACCTCGCCAATCGCCGAGAGCAGCACGATCGCCAGCTCAGCACACAGCGGGCCATGCCCGGTCTCAGGCCCGCCGATAACGTCAGCAACGGTGAAGACTGGCTTGCCATCTTTGTCGACGATGCAAGACGCAATGCGCTGCGCGGTGATGTCCACGCCGCGGTCCTGCGCCTCCCAGCGCTCGGTGACAGAGATGTACGATTCATGAGCCACGTAGACGGTGGCCTTCTGAAGGACACCGCCCGAGTGCCATTGGATTTCCTTCTTCACCGACGGCGCGGCGAATGCGCCAGCGGCTGCCAGCGCTGCGATACTCAGATCCATGGGAATTCCTTAAACAGAGGTTTTGGCGATCAGCTCGATCTCGCCCGATACCTGAATACCGACGTTAGATTTCACGACATCACCGAGCCCGAACGTGAACGGGAACGCGTTCATGTAGCCCTCAAAGGTGAGCCAGGTCCGGGTATTCGGGAGATCGAAATCGACGCTGTCGTTGACCAGGGCGCGGGCCGATGCACCGGTGCCCGAGCCGCCGGTGAGAGCAACAGTGGGCACGGTGGTGTAGCCGGCGCCCGGGTTGGTGATGGTGAAACCGGTCACTTTGCCGTCGGCAATCTGCGCCGTCGCAGTCGCACCGGTACCGCCACCGCCGGTGATGGCAACCGTTGGAGCAGTGGTGTAGCCCGTACCTGCTGAGTTCAGCACGATGCCGGCCAGCGAGCCTTCAGCACCTACCAAAGGCTGAATACCGGTTTCGGTGTCGAAGTTGTAACCGTCCGACCAACCCACGACCCACTTGAGTTTGGTGCCCGCTTTTTTCAGCTGGTGAAGCCGCAAATGCGCAGGATTTTTGGGGTCGATGTTCAGGCCGAAAGACGCGGAACCCGGCTCCGCCAAACCAGCTTCGTATTCACGCGCCTTGGATTTGGTGCAGGTCACGTCCATCTGTGCGATTGCGGTGTCGATCCCGTCAAGCGAGGTGAAGCAACCGACGTCGATGACGGTGTTGTTGGCCGGGTCCAGCGCGAAAAGCTCCGTGCCTTGGGTGTTAATGGTCAATTTGGTACTCCCCGATTTCCTGTGAAATCACTGTTTGACAGGCATAAAAAAACCCGCCGGAGCGGGTCGGTCTTTCTGGTGCGATCTACTGGCTCACAAGCCAGGCGACGTCGAAACCTTTTCTGTAATTGTGCGTTTCCTTGTCACGGGCATCCACGCCGAAGCCGGTGATGTATGCACGCTTGGCGATCGCGCCGCGCAGCGCTTTCACTACTGCCTCAGCGGATGATGCCGTCTCAGCGTATACGTCCACCTGCAGGCCATACCGATCCGTATCCGGAACGCCGTTGATGTAGTTGATCGGCGATCCGCTGACGACCTGCCAAACCGCATAGGGTCGGGGCGTGCCTTCCGGTGCTTCGCCGTGCGGATAAAGCCGGGTCGGGTTGATGCCGAGCAGCGCAGTGACCGCCGGCGCCCCGGCGCACACAGTGAAAATGGGCGCGGTCATCAGTTCACCCCAAGCTTGATCAGTTGGTACTTGGCCGAGCTCAGGAACTCCCTGAACAGCGCCTCGCGGTTGTTGGCCAGGGCCGGACGGAGAAACGGTTTCGCCCGGTTCTTCTCTGTACCCAGTTCCACCCACCACCAATAAAACGTGTTGCCGCCCTTTTGCCCGCGTTTGCGCATACGCACGCCCACAGAAATGATCACGGCGCCGAGTTCTTCGCCCAGCGCCTTGCGTTCGACCATGGCCAGGTTGGCCGGGATGAAATTGGCGGTTTCGGGATCATCGATCCGCGCCGCGCGGTCCTTCGCGTCGAGCAGAACGATATCCATAGCGTCCTTTGCTGCCGGCAACACCACCTTGCGCCGCATTTCTTCGGTCAGGCCTTTGAATCTGGCGGACAACTCGTCGGCGCCCTTGAGGTTATAAGTGACCCAATCAGCCATCGTTCACCCCCGAGGTAACCAGCAGCGTCAGATACTCCTTGCGAGAGTTCTGATCAGCGAGCGGAGGCCCGACGATTCCACAAACCTTGCCGTCATCAAGGACAACACGCATTGCAGCGGTGATCCCTTCTCGGTAACGAATAACAACCCTGCTTTTCGCCTCTGATTGGCCGGCTTGAGCGGCAATGAAGTCGCGAGCGCTCAAATCCTCGACTGAAGCCCACACCTTGGCGAACTCAACCCACTGTCCGGTCAATTGCTCACCAGTTTGCGGATCCTGGACAGTAATCTTGTGCTGGATTTGAACCCGATGCTTGAGTTTACCGGCCCGCATTAGAAGCGCTTCCTGTACCAGAGCAGCCTTTCGACTGCGAGAGGGACCGCCGATGGTGCGCCGCCAACCACCACGGCTTCTCGGTTGGCGTACCAGTGCCCGACCAGCAGCAAAATGGCTTGCTCGACGTCGCGGGTAAGACCCATTTCATCCAGTTCAACCGGATCCGCCTCGACCAGTTTCCGATCGCAGTGCTGCTCAACGTGAGCTTTGGCCGCTTCGAGATAGCCACCGATCAGCGCGTCTTCCTCGTCACCATCGACTCGCAGATGCATCTTCACGGTGGTCATGTCGAGCATTTACTTGGCCTCTTTGGCGGCTTTCTCAGCAGCCGCCTTCTCAGCAGCAGCCTTTTCTTCGGCGGCCTTTTCCGCCGCGGCCTTTTCCGCCGCTGCTTTTTCGGCGGCAGCCTTTTCAGCGGCTGCTTTTTCCTCAGCTGCTTTGTCTGCCGCCGCCTTCTCAGCAGCAGCCTTGTTCTCGTCAGGAGCGGCGGGCTTGGTGTTCTTCGGCTTCGCCACTTTAGGCTTGCCGTTGGCATCAAGCTCTACCGCCAAGCCTTTGCCGAGCAGCACATGGGCATACTCTTCATCGACGTTTTGGAACTCCTGCCCACTTTTTACCTTCGGCGAGTCGGCGCCCAGTAGTTCGGCGTTACCTACAAAACCCCACAGAGCTTTGATATTCATGCTGCCTCCAGAAACAAAAAGGCCGACGAATGGCCGGCCTGAACGGTGGTGGTGAGTTACGGCGCGACGGTGAACTGGCCCTTGACCAATGCTTCCTTGCGACGGACCCCCAAGCCCAGGCGTTCCTCGACCAGCAACGCGATCTCGTTGCGAATGAACTGGTCATTGATCAGGCCCATCTTGAACTGGTAGGCCATGCGGTCGAACAGCGTGGTGGAGCGCGCGAAGTTCGCAACCAGGAATTCGCCGCCGGTATCTGCATCGCCCTCGTCCATGCTGTCGGAGGTGATGACCGGGCGCCCCCACAGGATCGGCGTAACCAAGCCCTGCAGGTTGGCGAACAGATAGCGATTTTCGCCATCCTTCTGCAGCTCGATGTTCATCCAGTCGAGCTCGGTCATGACAATGCCGTCGGCCGACATTTTCGATTGCTTGCGAACCTGGTAAATGGCACGACGGATCAGGTCGATCGCCGTGTCACCGGCCTTGCTCAGGGTGGTGTTGTAGGTAGTGGCCTGAGTCATCAGGCCGTTCAGGTTTTCACCCGTGCCGTCACCCTTGAGGATCTGCGACTCCTCTTCGAGTTTCAGGTCGTAACGCAGGAGCTGCTGCAGATAGGCGAACATCTGAGGCACGTCGGACAGCACTTCGTCGGTCGCCGGCATCCATACTGCGATCTTCTTCACGCGATCGGTTTCGGTGGTGAACGTCACGTTGCTGGTGGGTTTCAAACCGCCTTCAGCCACCGGAGCCGCGCCACGGGTATGCACGTTCTCGCGGAAGTAGGTGTAGTTTTGACCGGACACCGGAATGGTGGTCAGCAGGTCGCGGATACGCAGCTCTTGCCGGATGCCAGGCTGAATAACCGGATCATAGATCGGGGCCACGATACCCGCACTGGTGACTTTCATTTCCTTCATGCTGGCAAGGTCGGATTTCGTAACCTCGATTTCTGCGGTGTTGATGCTCTTCTGCTGCAAGCCTTTATAGTTGTCATGGCCCTTGACCATGTCGATGAAACTTTTGCCTTCACCTGGCTGGCCACGCAGCTTGACGCCTTTCTGTTCCAGGTCCTGCACTTGGTCAATGACCTTTTGCAGCTCACCCTTCTGGTCTTCGATCTGTTTCTTCAGGTCGCCGGTGACTTGGTTGCCTTTCTGTACCTCGGTCATGGCCGAGTCATACTTTTCTTGCAGGCCCTGGAAGCCGTTCTTGAGTTGCAGCTCCAGAGAGTCCTTCAGTTCTTTCACTTCGCTCATGGCTTTGCTCCGAATGTAGTAGCGAATAGGGTGGAAATTTCTTTCAGCTCTTCCACGATCGCCGTGGCCTCGCTGCCGCCGTCACGGCGTAGCGCGGGATAGCCGAGCGAAGCGACTGCTGCCGCTTCCTTCTGCGAGAGGCCCATGCGATCACGCAGGGCATTCTCGAAAAGCCTGATGTCTGATTTGACGGTGAGAACCTGAGCGGCTGGATTCATGCCGAATGGCACGAATGAGGCTTCCCACAACTCCGCCTCTTTGATCACGCGGATCGTTCGACCGGCGCGCTCTTCGAAGTCGGCTTTGATGGTGTTGAAGCCGATCGACATACTGTCGAGGATCCCGGCCTTCATCAGCTCATAGGCGTCTTTTGCGTAACTCACTGCCTGGTTGACCTTCCCCTTCACCAGAAGGCCGTGGTCGTCCTGCGTAAAGTCAGCCAAGCCGACCAGCCGCGTCAGGTCGTGATAAAGCGCGAGCTTCAACTTGCCGCTACGGGTTGTTTTGACCTTGGTAAAAGCACCGGGAAGGATGACGTCGTCGCCAAGGTCGACGTTGTTGAACACCGCGGCGTAGCCCTCGAAATTGCCGGCGTCGTCCACGGCTTTCAGTTCGAACGGGACTTCAATTGTTGACATTGGTCTGCATCTCCCAGCGGGTGACCTTGTTGTATTCGTCGCCATCCAGTGGCGGCAGGTTCTCTTTCTCGCGAACCTCGTTGATGAACATCCAGCCAGACCCGCCAGAACCGCCCAGCGCTGCCTGGTAGTAAGCCGCGCGGCCAGCGCTGTCAGCCCGAAGAAGCCCTTCGACTGTGAACTCGGCGAAACGGGAGTACTTTCGGTAGACCTTGTCGTTGAACTCGTCCTCGACAGCGTCGATATACGGCTTCAAGCCGAAGGTGATGAAACCTGTGAGCTGCTGTTCAAGGTTCGACCCCATGATCGATGTCTTGCCAGCACGGTTCGCAAGCCAGAGCGGCACGCCGTAGATGCCGGCTAACGCCTCTTCCTGAAACTGCTGGGATTCGATGAACTGGGCGTCCCGCTGACTCAGGCCCGCAGGAACAATTTTCGGGTTGCCCTGGAGGATGGCCATCTTCCCGATGTCGTCGGCATCTGCCTTCCGGACGTCCGGAAACTTCGCCATGATTTGAGCTTCCTGCTGCTTGGTCAGGAAGTTCTCGTAGATCACATATCCGCCGGTGAAGCCGCCTTTTCGCATGAAGCGCGAGGACCACTGCTGCCCAGCTTTGGCCAGCCCCATGGTTTCCGCCTGGTACTCGATAGGCGACAAACCAACGATGCCGTCCAGGCTGAACAACTTGAAATGCAGCATATTTTCCGGAGAAACCGGGTAGGGTTCCCCCTCACTTGGCGTCACCAGATAAAAGAGATCGTCCTCGGTATTGATCGTGACAGTATCGAATCGGAGGGGCACAAACCCGATGGGATCGCCATTGCGATTGCGCTCAATCAAAGCAAATGCGTTTCCCCGCAGCGCCATGTTCACGACCACGAACTTCAGAAAGTTCAGGCGCGTCATGTAGGGGTTGGGTTTTCGCAAAAGCTTCAGCGCTGGGTCACTCCCCGGAACCTGTTTACGACCCGATTCGGCGTCGTCAAACAGCTTGAGCGGCAGGCCGCTCAGTGATTCCGAGAGGATCTTTACGCAGGACCACACCATGCTGATTGACAGCGCTGTTTTAGTGTTCACCCGAACGCCGGATTTCGTGCGCTTTCCGCCGATCTCCATATCCACTTCGACGTAATCGCCCGTGGTCGGATCGGTGTAGCCGAAGAATCCCCAGGTGCGGGGGTTGTACCAACGAAATGCCATGGTCAGCCTACTAGTCCGAAAAAGCCGTTATTGAGGTAGTCGTCCATGCCGCCGCGTGCCTCTGGGTTCAGAGACAGCAGTGATACGGCGTTGAACGTGGCCATGAGTGGGTCGATTTTCGCGGTGCCCGAAGCCTGTTTGGTGATCAGGAATGCGTTGGCTGATGGAACGCCCTTCGCGTTGCCGCAAGCCCAGGCCATCAAGGGCTGGCCGCAGTGAAGAAGCGCGCCCTCTGCGAGCTTGCGCTCGGTGGTTTTGATGGCCCCTGTCAGCTTCCAGCCTTGGGAAATACCGATAATCTGGTCTTCATCGACGCCGGCATCTGCCAAAGCGTCGAGTACAGCGCCGATCCCGGCCGGGTCGAGCCCAACCTTGTCGAGCAGACCCGCCTGATTGATGCGGGCAACTGTCGCCGCCAGATGTTCAACGTCGTCGCCGATCTTCTGCACCAACGTAAGATCGCCAGCCGCTGCCAGATCCATCAGGCGCGGAGCCTCTGACTTCCGGCGCTGCAATACAGATGGGTGAGCGTAAGCGTGTGCCCAGTGCAGCCAGGTTCGCGACTCTCGAACACGCCCCATGACCGCCAGACCCAGCAAATCGTCCAAACCGCCGCCGTCGACGCCCACTACGATCACTTCGCAGCGCTCAATGAGCGAATCCAGCGTCAGGCCCTTCTCTGCTTGCGGCTCCCAGAAGTCGGCGCCGACCCAGCTGTCGGACATCAGAGCCAGGCCGATCTCGATGTTGAGGAACTTGGCCAGGAAGCCTCGAACCTCGGCTTCACCGTCGAGTTCGGCCTGCATAAACAGTCGTTCAAGAGTCGGTCTGTCCACCGAGTACCCCATGTTGGGGTTCACCAAGTGGAAATTCTCAGGCCGTCGAGCCTCGCCGCTTTCGATCATCTCCGGCGGAAATTCGTAGATCACCGGAAGGAAGCGAGGATCTTCGATTCGGCCCTCGCGCACACCGCGCGCATAGCTCAGTTTCGACTTGAATATCCCTGCCGGTGGCTCGTTTGACTGAGTCGTCAGCCAGATAATGAAGCCTTCCGGGCGGGACAGCAGGCCGCCCGTGGCCTCCCGAATCATGTCCGGTGCCTTGACGTTCTTGCCGAACAGCCAGGCCTCGTCGATCAAAACGCCGACCGCCTTTTTGCCGCCAACGACGTCGCTGTCCGCCGCCACGACCTTCAACGTCGCGCCCGTCTCGCGGTGCGTGATCAGTTTCAGGTGCGGCTGGACATGAAGAAGATCGCTCAGCTCTTCGTCGTGCTTGACCATGGCCGCGCACGGCTTGAAAGCGTTGTCGGCAATCTCTTTCGTCGGTGCCAGGATGATGAACTCGGCTTCAAGCCGCCAATTGCGAATCAGCGCGGTCAGCATGATTGCCGCCGCAATCGTTGACTTGGAGTTCTTCTTCGGAATGCAGAGGAAGTACTCGCTGATCAGGCGGTGGCCGGTGTCGCTGTTGTAGCTGCCGAAAATAGCGCCGGCGAAGTCCAATACCCACGGCGCACACGCTGTTTCGATGGTCGGGCAACCGGGAGCGTCCACGATCTTTAACGAACGGAATACTTCCAGCCCCTCTTCGGCCTCTGCCGGAAATAGCGGCGCCGGGATGATTGACTCGCCCACAGAGAGGCGCTGCCACCAGTCCGGGCAGGCAGTTGTCCAAAGCATTGGCTACTTCCTTACGACAGTGAGCGGCGGCTTGCCGGCGGAGTATTTGCCCTTCCCCGCCTCCTTGGCGGCCTGCTCTTTCAGTTCCTTCTTGCCGGCGTCACCCTTCTTGCCATGCACATAGGGCACAGCGGTCTGGGCAGCATTGCGTCGATCAAAAACCTTGGCCCTAGGCTCGTTCATCAGAGCCAGAAGCCAGACCAGTGGATCTTCGGTGGTAGGAAGACAATCGAGAAATTCGCCGCCGGCTTCTTCTGCATCGGGCGCCTGGTCGGATGGCGACTCTCGTCGTTTGCGCGACTTCTCAGGGTTAACACTGAGCTCGGCTCGTCGAGCAAGGATTGCACTTGCAATCTTGGGGTCATTGGCCCAGCGCGAACCCGCCGCGGAAGCCGTGGAAGCCTTACATCCTGCGGCTTCTGCCGCTTCTTTGTTTGACGCACCCCGGGCTTTTGCGTCAACAAACTGTCGTTGTTTGTCTGTTAACACCATTAACAAAAAACCTTAGGGTCGGGAAAAAAAGTACGAATGGGATCGGGCGCGGTCTGGAGCGTATTAACCCCCTATATTTAGACCCCCCCTCCATAGCCGTTTCCTATTGCACTATTTCGGTGCATTTCAAATGATAATTCGTCTCATTCTCTTTCTGACTGCCGGATCCCCCGCAGCCTCAGGTCTGCCCAGCCTCCTCAGCCTGTTTGACCGAGTCGTGACATGGCTTGCAGAGGGTCTGCCAGTTGGAACGATCCCAGAACAGTTCCATGTCGCCACGATGCGCGACCTTGTGGTCTACGACAGACCCAGCAGCGACTCGACCTGCCCGCTCGCAGTAGACGCACAGAGGATGGTCAAGCAGCCAGACCTCGCGCGCCTTCTGCCACTTGTAGCCATAGCCGCGCTGGGCTGACGTTTCCTTCGTGGCGCGCCATGAGTTCGTATTGATGGCAGTCAGTCGGTCAGCTTGGGTCTGAACCCTGCTTCCCAGTGTCTTCAGCCTTCCCATCAGGTGGCGCTCCATCATTTGACTTCGGTGAGATCAACGAGGCAGCACGCTCACGGGCGATGCTCAACCACTTGGCCGCTCGCGCTCGACGGGCAGCGCATCCAGTGCAGGCCATCACCAACCTCCTGCCATCTTGGCGCCTACCGCCACACCAGCGAGGAACACCAGTCCGACCCATAGCGAACCCAAGCTCGGCGTCACCGATGCGTAAGGGTTTCGAAGTGGTGGTGCTGGTGGTGGCGGGAAGTTTCCATGCCCAGCCATCAGTTGCTCTCCTCGTCGCGTGTCGCGACACAATTTGAGTTGTGTGAAAACATGTCGCGGCTCAGTCCATCCGAAGGATGCGAGCGACGTTGCCTCGGGCGCGGTAGACCAGCACAAGCAGGACAACCAACACCATCAGCAGGAAAGGCGACACAGTGGGCGGCGTGTTGGCCGTCAGCGTGGCCAGGGTGATCTGCAGCGATTCGCAACCGGTGCCGACGGCCAGCAGATACGCCAGCCATGAAACGCCGGCGCGGTAGCGGGCGCCATCACGACGGTAAGCGGCAATGCGAAGGCAGATAGCGCCACACAGCGCACCCGCAATCAAAGTCCATGGATCAACCATTGGGACGTCCTCCGATGCGATCGGCGAACCATTGCAGCCAACCGGGCATTTTGCCGCCGCTCACCCACTCCAGCAGGCTGATGCAGATGGCCACGCAGAATAGGGCGCCGAAGAAGGCGACAAGCCCTGATGTCTTGGCCCACTCTCGGCCGATGATCTCGCTGGCTACGTAGTAGCCGGCAACCCATGAGGCAATGAAGTAGCCAAGCCTCGACAGCGGGGTCAGGTCTCTGGCGAACACCACAAAGAACATGGCACCGGCAAAGCCGCCCACCACCGCATTCACATCCACTCCGGGGATCAGGCTTGCGGTGGTCACTCCCACAACAGCCGTTGCCGCCAGTACGCCGGCACTCGGTTCGGCCATTGATTTGCTCCTGGCTTGAGTTGTCCCGTCCTGGGAAACAAAAAAGCCCCGGCAAATGCCGAGGCTCATGAGTAGTAGAAAGCAAAAAGCCCATCTTGGCGACGGGCTTTGCACGCGGAAAAACAGCAAAGTAACTGAAATCTATAGCCAGTCCCCGGGCCTGTCAAGCGGCTTCACGACGGACATCGAGCGCGCCATCAATCCAGGCAATGCCGGCCTTCCAGAGCTGCCGCGTCTTCTCCTCACCGAAGCCCATCTTCTTGCCCACATCAATCAGCGCCTTGTCGCGGGCGGTGTAGTACTTCATGAGCACCTTGCCGCATTCCGGGTAGCGCTTCAGCAGCCGGCCCATCAGACCGTCAATCATCAGTGCATCGTCATCGGTGATCATTGGCGTGTGCAGGGTGTTCTCGCGGGATGCACAGCACGATACGCCAGAACCCAGCACAACCCAGCGCCCCCAATGCTCCAGCAGATCCTCGGCAGTGCGTTCAGTGAAGCTCTTCGTTCTCGCCATGATCAATCTCCCTTGGCAGCAGAGGCCGCCGAATGAAAAGCACGGCGACCAGCCCGCCCAAGGACTTTGTCCTGGCATGCATGAATAGCGGTGCAAAATTCTTGGCGCTCCATCGGATGCTCGACGGGCAGCTTCACGTACTCATTCCAAGCATCGCCGAGCATCTGCGCAACCTTGGCTTCCTGATCAGTTAATTCAGCAGTCCGCATGATCAATCCCCTTTGAAGGACGAGCCACCCGGCCCGCGACGGTTGATGTCTTGGTACTGGGCCACGGCCCCGTCAACCGCAGGAGGCAACGTTGCGATGTGGCGTTCATGACGGATCAGCATGCCGAGCTGAACGACCAGGTCTTCCACTGGCAGCGGCTCCAGCGTCTCTGCGTGTACCAGTCCCGATGCATGGCAGCCGATGCAATCGAGCTGATGAAACACGCCTTTCACCAACCCTTTCCCGGCACAGGATGGGCAATCGGTGAGCGGGATCTGGCGGCGCACAAAGGCGGGGCCGTGTGTTCTTTTATCCATTTTTAAACCTCGCCTTTTATGGTTTCGTGATTTGGCTAGAAGCCGCGCCATTCAAGGCCTCGGCGGCATTCTGCGAATTTCCGTTTCTAGTCATGGTCGAGCGGTGAATAAGGCTGAAGCCTTTCGCGTCTAACCATTCATGCCACTTGCTCAGGGCTTCGCGCTTGAGCAGTTCGGCGGATGTGTGGATGTAGGTCTGCACGTTGCGGGTCATCGTGTGGTTCACCAGCATCTCGCCGATGAGGAAGTCCACGCCGAGGTCAGTCCATCCGGTACGGGCGACCTTGCGCAGGTCGTGGCTTGTCCACTCGCCCTTCCCTAGCCGGGTGAACACGGCACAGGCCTGGCTGTCGCTGAGGCATCCACCGCCACGCGCGGGGAAGACGAACGCGCCCTTGTAGCCCTTGGCGGCCTGCCAGTCCCGGTACCGCTCCAGCAGCGCACAGACCTGATGCGTCAGCGGTAGCCGATGCTCGCAGCGGGTCTTGGTGTTCTCGGCCGGGATGAACCACTCGCCCTGCTCGCCCAGGGTCAGGTGCGCCCACCGAGCCATCCGGGTTTCTCCGACCCGCGTACCGTGGCAGAGCATCATCAGCGCCAGCATGCAGTCCTGCGGCTCCCGGTCGAACCCGGCGGCCAAGTCCCCGATCACATCCTCGAGCTGGACGGCGCGCAACCGGGAAGGCTTGGGCTGGATCTTCGCCTTGGTGAAGTCGGTGAACTTGAAGCCGGCGATAGGGTTGGAGCTGATCATGCGCAGCTTCTCGGCCTGCCGGAACGCAACCACCAGCACGCCCCACATCAGGCGCACGTAGGACAGCGAGAACTCGGCCTGCATAGGCCACATCAGTTGCTTATCCAGTGTGAAGCGGTCGACCTCCTCCACCAGCAGGTCTCCGAGCCGCGGCTTCAGGTGGCAGGCGATGATCGAGGTGTTGGTTGATCGGCGCTTGGCCGACAGGCTGCGGTCAACGGCTTGGCGCGCTGTGAACCAGTCGAGCAACTGGCCGACCGTCTGCAGGGTGCCGGCGGCGGCCGAAGCCTTCGGATCAGCGGCCAAGCGTTCGCGGATCTTCGGCAGCGCATTGATCAACCCTTTCACCGGCAGCTCCGGGAAGCCGGCGATCTTCTCCCACTTCTTGCCGACCACCAGGTGCCACGTACCGCGCTCGCGATTCTTGTGGAAGCGAAAGTAAACGCCCGGGTAACGCGCGTCCCGCATGTCCCGGATATCGGTGTTGGCCGATTGCCGGCGGATCTCGGCATCAGAAAACGTGGTCAGCAGGCTCTGGCTCATGGCGTGTTCGGCTCCGGGTCGATCGGGTAATCCCGGATGTGCACGCGCACAGCGCCGCCCGGCACCGGCTTGCCGATATTGATGGTGGTGACGAAGTTCTTGTCGTCGATTCCCAGGCCATCGGCAATGCCGTCCCGGCCGGCCTTGAAGCGCGCCAACAGGTTGTCATCGTCGTAGGAGCGGCGATTCGGCGGGCAGAACGTGACCCAGAAGTACTTCTTGCCACTGAGACGCGGTGCATCCAGCGCCAGCGCGATCAGACCGCAGGTGCGGCGGTAAGCCTTCGCGTGTTTGTGTTTTTGCCGCCAGTGCACGCGCGCGTTAGGACTCAACTCCTTTGGCGGCCACGGCAGCGTCATGTCGATCATTCGGCCCCCTTTACGGTGAGAATTCCAGCCCGGATCAGGCCTTCGTGGGTTTCGGCGATGGCGCGCGGCATGTCCTGCCAGTCGATGTCGCCGACGGCGCGGCCGTCGATGACGTCGTGGCAGGCACTGCAGGCGTAGACTGCGACGGTATCGAAACCCTTCATGCCCATGCCCTTCTGCCCGCACGGCAGATGCGCAAGGACGGTGGTTTCTGGGTTGTAATTGCAGATACCCGGCATGCGGACGGTGCACTCTTGACCGTTGGCCGAGGCGCGGAGCTTTCTCGAACTCACTCTCATGCCGGCTTCCCCGTGACGACGTCGACGACTTCGTAGGTGCCCGGCCACATCCACGATCCATAACGCTTAGCCATCGCCTCATCGGCGAACAGAGCCAACGCGTGATCAGGGGGCGAGCTCAAATCAACCTTGAAAGAGCAGCAGAACACGGCCCAGCGGTAGGTCTCGATCTCAGGAACAGCCAGGCGGCGATCAGCCATGCTGGGCACCTCCAACAACGCGCGGAGATGGCGTGAGGCCAAACCGGCGCAGCAGCTGCTCACGCGCGGTCTTGCCATCGGTCGAAACTCCTTGACGACTGATCGTTGCGTGAACGAAGCGCTCTCCCTCTTCCACCGCGTACTCCATCTCAGATTTCTGGCTGTCGTGGCCGATACCGATCGCGATGTCGTCGAGGTCTTGACCCTGCACCAGCATGCGAATGGTGATGTCGTACGCTCGGTCGAAGATTTCGCTCGCCTTCTCAGAGACCTGGTCCGCGAGGTTGTGAAGCTCGCACTGCAGCGCGGCGTGCCGAACCGCCGGGTGTGACCAAGTACGCGAATCCGCCCGACTCGGATGTGAGTTCTCCAGCGCCTCACGAAACGCCCTATCGTGGGTGGGAATACCCAACATTTCTGGAGTTGGCTGACACCACTTGATGAATTTGCCAACGCTCGGCGCAAAATCTCCGCCGAGCTTTCGGCAGTTTTGGATGCCATACCGGATCTGCTCGAGCCGATTGATTCCCTCGGCCATGAAAGCCTTGATCCAGCTGCGCTTCGCGGCGTCCAGGGTCTCATCGTCTGGCCAAGCCTGGCGCCATGCTGGAAAGATGGCCTTCAACTCCTTGAACAGAGCATTGACGACTTCGGTGGTGCCGGGAGGCAACTGGGTTGGGACGGATGGGATAACCGGCGGCATGTTGCCCATGGTCTTCAGCAACGTGTTGGCGCTTTTGAGGGTCGGCTTTTTCGCAGGAACGCCCATTACAAGTCTCCTAGGTTTTCAGCCCAACTGGTGCTATCGAAGTCAGGCGCCTTGCCTTGCCCCGAAGCCTTGACGCGTTCGCGCTTGACCCATTGAACCAGCCGGTAGCACCAGCCGGCCGAGGTATCAACGGTCGCTGGCTTGGCGACGAAGAACCCCATGAACGCCCGAATCGCCGCTTCAGGAACCGCGTCAGCAGGAAGCCCGGCGATGGCGATTTGATCCGAAAGCCCCTTCTCGTTCGGGACCCAGGTGGCGAACATGGCGAAGCGTTGGCGATCATCCTGCGGCTCGATGGCGGCGCTGTTCTGTTCGGCGAGAGCGGCATCAATGTCGCGCTGCTGCAGCTGCTCTTCGGTTAATTGATGGTTAAGTGACGGATTGGGTGCAGCCGCTGCACCCCGTTCTGTCGTAGGTTGCACCCCGTTCTGTTGTGGATTGCACCCCGTACCGTCATCTGCACCCCGTTCTGTACGGGGTGCAGCATTTGCACCCCGCAATAGTTGAAGGTCGTAAACGACTGGGCGACGGTCATGGCGATCAATGTGAACAGCGGCGATCGCCTGGTTGCCCTTTTGAATCAGTCCGGACTTCTCCAAGTCATCCAGCTTGTAACGCACGGTGCGCTCGGAGAGGCCGGTGTCCTGAGCCAGGGTGGTAGCCGATGGGAACGCGCCAGCACCATTCGATCCGGCATAGTTGGCCAGGCACAGCAGTACGTGCCGGGCACTGGCATCCTTGAGAACTTGCGTGGGCAAAGACAGCGCCCATGACATTGCTTGAACGCTCACAGCGAGGCTCCGATATTCAATTCGGCCAAACGGGCAAGGCCCTTTGGGGTAACGAGAGGATCGAAAGCGGCACGATCGGCACCGGTTTCTGAGTCAGGCTTGAGAGCAGTGACTTTGTGGACCATGAGCCCGGAGGTGATGCGTGGTTGGTAGGCAGTCCAGCGGCCGGAACCTTGGCGGCGAAAGATCCACCGGTTCTGCTGCATCCAGGCGAAGAGCTTTGAAGGTTTCAGCTGCAGGTGCTTCGCGGCGTCGGTGATGCAGATAGCGCCGCCCGCGGCTGCCAGACGGTTGATGGCCGCCACCTTCGGCGCCTGATCGAGGATTACCAGGCGCAGGGTTTGGTTGTCCTTCGCCTGATCCGCGGCAGCCTGTAGCGCCTCGGCGTAGGTGGCCGGGATCTGGAACTGGCCCGCTTGGGCTTCCAGCTCCTGCCAGCGGTCAATGATCCGGGCGCGCAACTCGACGCTGTAACCGGACACAACGACCAGTGTGTCGCGCTGCGAGAGCAGGAACTCGCGGTACACCTGACCGTTCTGCGGGTGCACGTAGGGGGTGTCGTTTGAAGAAACGACACCCTTCGCGACCAGTGCACGGATGGTTTTCAGCACATTGTCATGAGAGCTGCCGATCAGTTCGGCGATCTCGCGCGACGACATGTGTCGCGACACGTTTTGAGATCGAGCAAAACCTGTCGCAGGATTCGGGGTATTGCCGGGGGTGACGTTCGTGTTCATACTGGCCCCTGAAATTTGTTGTTTGAAGAAGCCGGTCTAGCCACCGGCTTTTTTTCGTCTGCGATTTTTTACTGTATGGATTTCCAGCATTTCCGAAGCACTGCCAGCGCAAGCCAAGCTGCTGGATAATCAGCTCAACAGTCGGGAAGCGTTCTCTGGAAGTCCTGGTCGCAGATCACGCGCAAGAAATTTTCCTTCCGTCACGATCTCTGCCTTCAAGGCGGCCTCGGCGGAACAGCCGTGAAGCCCCCTGACCCAGCCGCTTACAGTCCCCTGTTTCACATCAAGGGCGGCTGCGGTTGCTGCTTGGGAGCCGAAGTGCTCTACAAGTTTTTTGAAAGTGTTGTTCATCGAATCTCCGCCCATATAAAGGGATGCCTTTATGTTATGGAAAGGGATACCTTTTTGCAACTGCAAAGGTTGGCCTATAAATTGGCGGGCATGGAACTCAAAGACAGATTGAAACAAGCACGAAAAGGCGCTGGGCTCACCCAGGTTGAACTTGCTGATCGCGCAGGCATAAAACAGGCGTCCATCTCGGAGATAGAGCGAGGGCTTACTCGCACCTCTGGACACCTGATTAGGCTGGCTCAGATATGCGGCGTAGACCCCGTGTGGCTTTCAGAAGGGACTGGTTCGCCGGAAGGCAATCAGCGCCCTTCTACAGTCGAATCAAACGCCGTGTTAATCGGGTCTTTCGACGTATGGGACGATGAGACCCCGCTGGATGATGACGAGGTCTATGTGCCGTTTCTCAAGGAAGTCGAGTTGTCAGCAGGTGCTGGAATTACGGCAGTTCACGAATCGCCAAGGCAGAAGCTTCGGTTCGGGAAAATGACTCTACGCCGCCAGGGTGTACAGCCATCTGAGGCCGTTTGCGTTACGGTTTCTGGTAACAGCATGGAACCCGTGCTTCCTGATGGAAGCACCGTCGGCGTGGATCGAGGTACTACCACCATCACAGACGGCAAGATGTATGCCCTGGATCACGGCGGCCAGCTCCGCGTGAAGACTCTGTATCGATTGCCTGGCGGCGGTATCCGGATGCGAAGCTTCAACCGCGACGAACACCCAGACGAAGAGTACACACCGCAAGATATGCTCGAGAAGGAAATCGCTGTTCTCGGCCGGGTGTTCTGGTCTTCCGCCCTCTGGTAAATCGGCCTCTACCTGTAATGAATCCCGCAAATCGCGGGATTTTTTTTGCCCAAAAGAAAAAATAAAGGCATACCTGTTGACTCAAAATAAAGGCTGCCCTATATTTTGCCCATCGCCGGATAACAACCGGCCAGATGGAAGGCAGCGATGAACCGGCCTGAACGGTTCAGAGGGTTGGCAACTGACCCGGGCGTGCAGCGTAAAGCGCCGAAAGCAGTTATCCAGCGGGAGAACAAGCCGAAAGGCCCGCGGCTGGAGGAACAACTTGAATGAGCCCGTACCGCGCCAGCAGCGCCGAAGGGACACGGAAAGTTTCACTGATGCGCCTGGTTGGCCGGGCGCATTGGGAAATCAACCGAGAGGCACACCAGCATGGAATCAATCATCAAGAGCGGCACATGGATCGGCCATCTCGGCCGTGGGCTTGCTCGCAGAGAACTTCAGTTTTTGCTTTTAGTTGCCCAGGGCCTCACAGCCAAACAGATCGCCCGCTCCCACGACGTTGAGCCCGGGACGGTCGCTAAGCGGATCTCCAACGCCATGTTCAAGCTGGGCGTTCATCGCCAGTCGGCGGCGGTAGCCGAGGCCATGCGGCGAGAAATCATCGTAGGACAGGCAGACGGTCCGAATCCTCAAGGTCCAGTTGGGGAATCGAACGATGGTGTTTTTATCGCTTAAACGAAGGGAAGACTTCACTGGCTGGCCTTGGCGACAGGGCCAGACGGGAAATCAACCGGAGGAACAGCATGACCACGATCATCAAGGACACCTTCACCAGCGGTGCACAGGTGAGCATGGAAATGGATAAGGACGAAGGCGAGCTGTTCGTCTTTCATTGCCCAGCCGGCCAAGGCTGCAAGGTCAGCAAATGGCCTCTGGACAGCTACCACATGCCGATCGCAATGGCGCATTACACAGAGTGCTGCGCGGCTGAGACTGCTTGAAAAACCAGCGCCACGACAGCCTGTCGTTAACTGCCCGATCCTCTCTATGAGAGCGCATCGGGGTGTGATTGGAGCGTGCCCAAGTGGGCTGCAGCGCTAGGATCGCAAAGACCCGTGAATCTCCTGAGCCGGTATGAGCAAGACGGCCAACACTAGAAACGCGGCGGGAACCAAGCAGGGGTGGCGCCCTGGTGTTCCGATCACACCCCGATGCGGACGCCAACCCAGCAGACGCTGGACACCTGCACTCAACCGGAGATCCACATGCTCCTGATCATCCTGATCGGCGCAGCGCTTGCGCATGTGCGGCCAGAACCGCCCTGCTCTATCGCCCTGCCAACCGATCCGCAACGTGCACACCGTGAGCGATGGCGATGTACCGCCGGGGTCGTCGCGTTCTGGCGCTGAACGATCCCGCCAAAAACTTCGCCACCCGAGATCACTGCATCTGAGAAACACAAAAGGCCCTCCCGTCCAGTTGGGCCTTTTCTTCGCCTCGCGTTTATCCGTCAGCACTCCCCCTGCGCCCAACGGCAACCCGCAGGCGGCCCCGAGTGCTGACGAATAAACGCAATACCACCACCGAGGGATCAGCAATGCACCCATCCATGCAAGAGCGCGTCGACGGACTTCAGGCCCTGCGCCTGCGCAATGTAATCGCCACCGCCGAGTTCTATTCACTGATCGGCAAGGAACCTCCCGTGCAGAAGATTCGCTACCAGGTCGTGCCCAAAGGTGAAAAGGCGTACCACATCGTGGAGCTGGCAACCGACAAGGTGCGGGGCTTTCGCTTCAGCTACAAGGAGGCGGTGAACTACGCGCAGGAACTGGAATCGCGCGCCAGCGGTGTGAAGCGTATGCCGACGGGTGATCAACAATGATCGGCGTCCCACTTCCAAACCCGCGCGACCAGCTGATCGACAACCTGAACCAGCAGCTGGATGCATTCTTCGGCGCCGGCAATCAGGTCAAGCAGGTCGACCCCGGCGCAACCGGTGTGCGGGACGCGATGTTTGGCACCTCTCACGCTGCCAGGCTGCGCGCCGAACGCGACAAACTGGCGCCGCAGCTGAAGGCGCTGGCCGACAAAGGCCTGACCGTCATCGAGTCAGCGAAAGAGATGGGCATGGAAACAAAGCGCGCCCGCCTCATCGCCCGCGAGAACAGCATCAACTTCCCGGGGCCTCAGTGAAGCGAACCATCAACCGGGCGGCCACGCGCCGCCGACAGACCTGGCTGGACTTGCCGGCCAGCGGAATTGAAGAGGTAGGCCATGGCCGAAATACAAGAGCCGACGAAGGAAGCGATCAAGCAGAAGAAAAAGCGCGAGAAGGCCGCAGCGAAGGATGCTGCGTTGGGCGTCGAGAAGTTTAAGGTTGAAGTGGCCGGCGTGTTCAAGCCTGACCTCAAACGAGTCATGGCCGCCCACGGCTTCAACAACCAGCAAGAGGTGTATCAAAACCTGTTGCGCAACCTGATCGCGGCCGACTTTGAAACCCAGGCCCAGATGCTGAAGTGTGTCACGACACCTTTTGTTGTTACTGAAAAGGTGTCGCGCATTATTCAGGCCGCCGGCTTGAAGTCGCTCGCCGACGATCCGCCAGAGCCTGACGACGAAATCCAAGATGGCTCAGAAGATTACTGATCCCACACCGCTTCATATGGAAGCGCGCTGATTACCGTCTGGCACTCTTCAGCCGCACAGATCACCAGAGCGATTCCCTTATCTGCGTTTTGCATGTGCTTATCCAGGATGGTGGCAAAGTTCATACCTCGGCAGAGCGGGCACTTCGGCTTCCATTCATCGTTCATTTTTTTATCGCTCACGTGTTTCCTCCTAATCCGGCCTCATGCCGGGCCATCAATCAATAGTCCACAAACTCGAATCACGCCAGCCGGCGAGGATCCCCTATGTCCGCACAACAGAAGAAACACCCCTTCGATTTCAAAACTCAATACGGACTCGGTTTCAGCACTCAGGACGATGAGATCGTTGTCGACTTCTTCTGCGGTGGCGGCGGCGCCGGTACCGGGTTGGAGATGGGCCTGGGCCGCGCGGTGAACGTGGCGAAGAACCACAGCGCGGCGGCGATCAGCATGCACACGGTGAATCACCCGGGCGCCGTGCACTACACAACCGATGTGTTCGACGGCGATCCGGACACCGAGTGCGGCGGTAAGGCCGTGGGCTGGTTCCACATGTCGCCGGACTGCACGCACCACAGCCAAGCCGCCGGCGGGCAACCGCGCAAACGCGAGATCCGGAATCTGTCGTGGATCGGCCTGAAATGGGCTGGCAAGAAGAAGCCCCGAGTCATCAGCCTGGAGAACGTGAAACAGATACTCCAGTGGGGGCCGCTGATAGCCAAGCGCGACAAGGCGACCGGGCGGGTCGTCACCCTGGACCTGATAGCGCACCCCACCAAGCCCAAGAGCAAAATCAATCGGGTCGCCGATCTGGGCGAACAGGTGCTGGTGTCGAATCAGTTCCTGGTGCCAGACCCAAAACGCCGTGGCACGACCTGGCGCCGGTTCGTTCAACTGCTGGAAGGTCTGGGCTACGCAGTCGAATGGCGGGTGCTCAAAGCCTGCGACTACGGCGCGCCGACCAGCCGGGAGCGCTTGTTCATGATCGCCCGCTGCGACGGCCAGCCGATTGTGTGGCCTGAGCCGACCCACGCGAAGAATCCAGCCAAGGGCCAGAAAAAGTGGCGCACCGCCGCCGAGTGCATCGACTGGACGGTGCCGACTAAAAGCATTTTCGGGCGGCCGACTCCACTGGCAGACGCCACCCTGCGCCGAATCGCCAAGGGCATGAAGAAGTTCGTCATCGACGCGGCTGACCCATTCATTGTGCCGATCGCGAACTGGTCAGGCGAAAGCGTTCAGTCCGCAAACGAGCCACTGCGCACTGTAACGTCTTGGCCGCGAGGCGGATCGTTCGCCATGGCCAGCCCGATCATTGCGCCAGCCACGCACCAGGGCAGCGACCGGATCAACGATCCTCACGCCCCGCTGCCGACGGTGACCTGCGCGAATCGCGGCGAGCTGACGCTGATCAGTCCAGTGATGGTTGGAGCCGGTGGTCCGGCGTACAGCGGCAAACCAGCGTCAGCCGATCAGCCAGTCGGCACCCTGATGACCCAGAACCACCGCGCACTCGCGGCGGCGCACTTGGTGAAGTTCCGGTTCTCGGACGAAGGAAAGGCGCTCGACGAGCCGCTGCCGACAATCACCAGCGGCGGCAACTACCAGCGCCCTGCCGGTGCCGCGCACGCCATGGGCATCTCAACCGTGTTCATGGCCCAGATGAATGGCGGCTTCAACACCACGGACGCCAAGAGCGTTGGAGACCCGATGACCACGGTGACGAACACCGGCAGCCAGCAGCAGCTGGTGACGGCGAACCTGGTGCACCTACGTGGCAACTGCGATGCGCGGGACGCCGGTGATCCGCTGCACACCATTAGCGCCGGCGGCACTCACCACGGGCTGGTCACTGCCTTCATGGAACGCCAGTTCGGCGCCAGCGTCGGCCAGGGCGTGGATGAGCCAGCACCAACCATCACTGCCGGGGGTGGCGGCAAGAGTTCGCTGGTAGAGCTGCAGCTCTCGCCGGAAGTTGAAGCCGGTGCGCTGCGGGTCGCGGCATTCCTGATCAGCTACTACGGCACTGAGAACATGAGCGCCGCCGACGCGCCAGCGCCAACCATCACCACCAAGGATCGGCTTGGCCTGGTCACCGTCACGATCAAAGGCACGCCGTACGTGATCGTCGACATCTGCCTGCGCATGCTGCAACCGGCTGAGTTGTACAAGGCTCAGGGCTTCCCTGCCGACTACATCATCAGCCATGGAGCCGACGGCAAGCCGTTCACCAAGACCCAGCAAGTGCACATGTGCGGCAACAGCGTCAGCCCGCCGCCGATGGCCGCTCTGGCACGGGCCAACGACCCGTGGCGCGTTGTCGAACAGCAGGCAGCCGCAGCGTAGTCACAGCAACGGCCACGCCGCCAGCCAGTCCGCCAAGCGCATCAGGATCTGGCTCAGCAGCTCGATAAGTACCTGGTACATCACTTCAGCAATGAGTCGCTTCATTCGGTGGGGCTCCGGCTTGTTTGATAGCCAGATCATTCCGTCACGACTCCTGCACAGGCAATAAAACGCTTGAATTCCTACTTATCCACCGCCCGGGCATGCCCCGGCATAGGACGCCCCATGCCCACAGAAAACAAAACGGCCGAGCCGCTGCCGACATTGGCGACCGGCGCCGCGCTTGATGCATCGACCTGGAACGACTTTGTCGAACGCCTCCGTTATCACTGCAACGGCGCCGGCGTTAAATGGCACCACACTGCGGCCGCCATTTTCACCGTGCAGACCAAGCGATTCGATTACGGCTACGAGATCGACTACGCGGAAGGCCGAGTTGTCTGCCTGGAGGATCGGCGCTGGTTCAGTCCGAAAGAATACTGGGAAGACCTCGACGACGAGGAGCGCGCAGATATCGACCAAGCCCTGATGGCTGATCGGGAATGCGGCTTCATGGATCTGGACGAGGACGATCAGTGGGAATATCTCGCCGAGTGCGATGACCACACCGTCACCGGCTGGAACAAGCGCTGGGAGATCGTGAACAGTCACTTCACCCGGGATGCCGCAGAAGCGTTCATCCGACGCAAGCAGCACGACTACGGCGAAATGCGCGTCTACGTCGAATCGCAGTACTACGCCTGGGAGTTCGAAGCCATCAAGGAGGCGATCCTCGACGGCACGCTGACCTACACGCCGAAGGAGGCAGCATGATCAACCTCTTCTGGCGCCTGGTCGCCAAGCTCCTGGCTCGCCCGGCCATCGCCGACTGGCTCATCGCCCGCGCCAAGCTCACCCCGTACCAGCACATCATGTCCGCCGACGGCACCGAGATGTACATGGGCCGCTGGTGGCTATTCAACGCGTACAGCCGGGAGACGCACAAGCCTGCGCTGTGGTGGTGCCCGTGGTCGTTCCGCATTCACCACATCCTGCGACCGGACGAAGACCGGGATCTGCACGATCACCCGTGGAACGCCCGGACCATCATCCTGCGCGGCTGGTACATCGAGCAGCGCCAAATCATGTGGCGCCGTCGAGCGACCGGAGAAACCGCCCGCCTCAACCACGGCGAATACCACCGCATCGATCAGGTATCACCTGGCGGCGTCATCACCCTCTTCATCACCAGCAAGTGGCGCGGTGACTGGGGATTCCTCGTAAACGGCGTGAAGGTGCCTTGGCGCACCTACACCGGCACCGACAACTGAAAAGGATTGCATGATGAGCGGAATACAAACTCTGGCAACTCTAGTGCTCGGCGGCGCGTTCGACGCGACAGAGCTCGGCGAAAACGACATTCAGCCAGATTCGAAGCTGATCGAAGAGCTTCAGCAGCGGCTGGTCACCGGCACCGATGACGTTTACGTAGAGCTCATTGACCGCGCAGAGCTGGACCGGGTCACCGCCGAGCGTGACGCCCTGCAGGAACGACTGAACGCAGCGGATCAGCGGATTGATGAGATGGCCGCCGCTGCTGAGCCATTCGCAATGGTCGCCGACCTTTATGCCGGCGAAGAGGATGACTCATTTGAACCTGCGCGGGACGCAGGCATGCACGAGGCCCTGCGTTTGACCCTCGGCCAATTCCGCGCGCTGAACGATCTCTGCACCAAGCCTCTGTTCAAGTCGTAACTCCCTCCCCCTTCAAAGTCAGCCGCTATAGCGGCAAGGACGAAGTCATGCCTGAAGAAATCAAATTGATCCAGCCAGCTCCGGTCGTTCGCGATGAGGACGGCATGTTCCAGCATCCCGACCTGCCCGACTTCGATGAAGGCGACGGAGACAAGTGCAAAGCCTGGATCACCGAGCAGGGCCTGCAAGTGAAAATGGTCGAGCTCGAATACCACAGCGATCAAACAGTCTCTGACCGTTACTTCGACGCGGGCGATTCGGATTGCAGCTACTGGGATCCGGATAAACCTGAAGGCGAAGGCTGGTTCTGCCTTTCCATCCACGACACTGACAACGGCCCGGTCTGCTGGTGGGCTCGCCGCGAGGTGACGCCATGATCTTCGCCCCGCTCTACATGGCCTACCTGATCTACAGGGGGCCGTGGCGATGAATGAACAAACCAAGAGGGAGTTTTACTCCGCCGACCAAGCTGCCCAGCATGCCGCCGAGTGGTGCAAGCGCAATCCAGCATGGCGCCGGATCTGTGATATCCCGGATACATCCGTGTTCGAAAAAACCTACGATGAGATTCCAAAACGCGAGCGCGCCTACTGGGACAAGAACGGCGGCGAAGAATGCTGGCGGGAATTCGGAACCGGAGGAACCAAGGTGCCAACTGGTTTCATCTCCGGCAAGGGTGAGTTTTTCGACCATGTGCTCAAGGTGCCGCCCCATCACAACCTGATGACGGTTTATCGCGTTGGCAGGCGCTGGAAGCCATGAGCCACATGGTCAGCGTCCGCACCGAGGAGCTGACCGGCCCGGCGCTGGACTGGGCAATCAACGCGATCGAGGGTGATCAGCAGCCCGGTATCGGTCAGCTGCAACTTTTCGCCCTGCCCGACGCCGAGCAACTGATCCAGAAGTACGGCGTCTGGGTCGATGTTGGCCACCGGCAACCATGGCTGGCCGACGCGACAAACGACCCGTTCAACCGCCAGCCCGGCGAAACCCGGACCATCGCCGTGTTCCGCGCCGTGATCTTCGCCAAGCACGGCGACACGGTGAAGGTCCCCGCCGAACTGATCCAGCAGTAACCCCTCCCCCTACTCAACAGCCTGCCGGTGTACGGCGGGCGAGGAATTCGTATGTCTGAAATCAAGTGCGAACACGGCCACACAGTGCGAATGGGCACCGTCGAATGGCTCGACACGATGACGCTGGACCAGCTTCGCTTCGCCCGCAACACGGCCGCAGACAAGATCAAAGCGGCGGAAGAGCAGCCCAAGCGAATCGTTTGGCGCGTGTGCCGCGGCGCTATCTGCGTGGGCAACTATCGCGAGGAGGATCACGAAAAGGCCGCCGATCATTTCCTGCGCATCTTCAAAGAAACGTTCATGGAAGAAGCGGCCGAATACGTGGCCAAGCCTTACGGGACTGAGACCTTCCGCCGGCAACTGCCGAGCATCGAGGTCGAGCGCTGCACCCAGTTCGAATACGAGAACGAGTGGTTCCCCACCAAAACCGAATAACCACCTTCTGCCGCCACGCGCGGCATGGAGCATCATCATGGCAAAGGTCATTGCCCAAATTACGGCCAGGCTGCCGCGCCTCATGGAGGCAGGCGAATACAGGAAGCTGCGCTACGCCGGCGGTAAGCCGAGTCTGCAGCAGTTGAAAAAATGGATTGAGGAAGGCGAAGTTGTGGGAGAGGTGAAAGGCGGGATGTATTTCGTGGATCTGCAGGCGGTTGTGCTGGGGTCGAATGATCCCCTACTCGCCAAGATGATGGAGGTGGGCTGATGGCTCCGCCGCGCGCCAGGACAATCAAGAACCGGGATCTGCCGGCCAACCTTTACCCGAACGGGAAATATTGGCAGTACAAGAACCCGATCACCGGTAAGAAGACCAGTATCAACAAGCCGATGGCGGAGGCCATCAAGCTGGCCAACGCCGCCAACGCGAAGTTGCTGCCCCTGCTGGCCGACGACGGCGCGCTGCTGGCAATGCTCACCGGCGAGGCCGCGCCGAAGTTCAGCGGGTGCCTCGATCGTTTCGAGAAGGAATGGCTGGGCACCCGGAACTATGCCGAGCGGACGTTGAAGGAAATCAAATTCAAGTTGGCTCGATACCGGGATGACCTGGGCGATTTGATGATGGGGCAGCTCGACGTGCTGACCGTTGCCGAATACCTCGACGGATTCGAGAACAACGCCTACACCAAGCACCGCGGCCTGCTCGTTCAGATATTCGCTTTCGCCGTGGCCAAAGGCTTGTGCGAACGCAACTCGGCCGAGCTCACGCTGGTGAAGAAGGAAGCCGAGAAGAAGCGTCAGCGCCACACGGTTGAAGGGTTGAACACGATTTTGAATTACGTGGGGACGCCGATCTGGTTGAAGCGCGCGATCCGGCTGGGTTTGCTGAGTCTTCAGCGGCGGGAAGATATCGTGATGTGGCCAAAGTCGGCCGTTGACCTCGAGCAGAACACCATCAAGGTGTCGCCCGGGAAGACGCAGAACTACGGGAAGCCGGTGCACTTGGAGATTGCCATGGGCCCGGCGCTGCGCGAGGTAGTCGCGGAGTGCATGCGGTCACCCGTCGTGTGCCCTTACCTGATCCACTACTCACCGAAGGCCCGGAAACGGTCGCAGCTCGACGCCAAGCTTCACTGGAACGCCGTGACACCCGATTACCTGACTAAGTCATTCGCCCAGGCCCGGGATGACTCCGAGGCATACAAGGACATGCCGGCCGGCGAGCGCCCCACCTTTCACGAAATCCGGGCACTAGGTGCGTGGCTGTACGAGCAGCAGGGCTTCCCTCAGGAATACATCCAAGGGCTGATGGGGCACGCGGACGTCAAAATGACTGAGCACTACCAATCTGGCCATGGTGATGAAGCAATTGTTTATTTGAAAGTAAAGGCCGACCTTAATGCTTAGTCATTTTACGAAATACAGCTCAGCTTCAAGTAGAAAGCTCGAATAAAAGTTGTGAGCCAACCTAGCAACCCCGCAAACATCACTAGCGTCAATTGGCTTGCCTAGATGCATGAGCGGGGTGGGGTACATCCTCCCTCTGTTTAGAACAGGGAGTAGCTTCGTTTTTTCAGGGATGAAGTCTATTTTGATTGCTTGAGGTGATCGAATTTGAATGTTGCCGAAGGCATCTGAAGTCAGGCTCTCTATATAAAGCGAGTTTCCGTGCGCAGGATTTATGCCAATTCCCCCGCCATCACGCCCAACGATCTCCTCAACTGAGTGCTCCTCCGCACCCCGCGCATTGATCAAATATGCCAATAGCTCATCGCTTGAGCGCAACCTCTTGTACTTCCCCCACCAAGCATCCCACTTTGGGCTTTTCTTAAAGTGCGCTTGAGCCTTGTTGAAGGATCGTTCAATGCGAAACAAATAAGCCTTCCATGCCTCCTCGAAGTCATCAAGGCTTTTGGCATGCTCCATTTCCTCAATCGACTTGAGAGCCTTATTGAGTTCGACTCTTGGCGCTGGGGAGTTTTGCATCGTGCGATTCCATCCTTTGATGACTCGAGCTGTTTGCCCAAAGTATTCCCAAAGTTTGCCCAAACTCAAGACAACAAAAAAGGGCCCACCTTTCGGTGAGCCCTTCTAGACCGCCCAGCAGAGCGGATTTTGTTTGGTAGGCGCGATTGGACTCGAACCAACGACCCCCACCATGTCAAGGTGGTGCTCTA